TATAATATACACATAAAGAAACAAAGGAATATATGAATTTAAAACTCAAAGCCGCATTACAGACAGCAGGAGTTCTTGCTGTGATTTGTACCGTATCAGTTGGTGTACAACTTTTGTTAACAGAGTTAACCGCAGACGAAATCTCTAAAATACTGTCAGTAGGAAGTATTACACTTTTGGTATATTGTATGTACCAACTAGTACTGAGCCGTTTAGAATACACTCAAAAAGTTGATGAAATTACTCAAAAGTAATACTTTTTGTGTACTTGACCAATAAATCAATATTTGCTATAATATAGACATAGACAGTTAGTTTTGACCCGCACAAAAAGGAGCCAACTATGAGTGCAATTCGTGTGTTACGTGGTGTGTATCGCAACCAAGCCGTTAAAGATATTTCTTTTACTCTTGTAAAAGGATTCCAAACTGGTAGCAAAGGCGGCTTTGTTACTGTAAAAAATGACGGACAATTCCCCGGTTTTGCCCCTACTATCCGTATTACTGTTGACAACCCTTCAGATATAGAGTATACTAACGGCATGACAAAAGACAATACAGTGCATTTTGAAAAATCAGTTCCTGTTACCGAGTCCGACGAGGACGCAATGGATCGTATCCGTGAGCGTTTTGACATCCTAACAGAGATGACAAAGGCCACGGTGTCAGGTGACATCCGTGCAATGATTGTGTCAGGCCCTCCAGGTGTTGGCAAGAGTTACGGTGTTGAAACTGAAATTGAAAAGGCATGTTTGTTTGACAAACTTGCAGGCAAGCGACTTCGTGCAGAAGTGGTCAAAGGCAGTGCTACCCCAATTGGCCTGTACCAAACACTTTACAAGTACTCAGATGAGAATTGTGTCATTGTGTTTGACGACTGTGACTCAATCTTGTTGGATGACGTTGCTCTTAACTTGCTAAAGGGTGCCCTGGACTCCGGCAAGAAACGTACTATTTCCTGGTTGAGTGAGAGCAGTGCCCTGCGCCGCGAAGGTATCCCAGATCGTTTCGAGTTCAAAGGTTCAGTAATCTTTATTACCAACTTGAAGTTTGACCAGATGAAGTCGCAAAAATTGCGGGACCACTTGGATGCATTGCAATCACGCTGTCACTATCTGGACTTGACACTGGACACCATGCGTGATCGTTTGTTGCGTATCAAACAGATTGCCAAAGACGGTGTGCTGTTCCAGGACTACGAGTTTGAAACGGCTGTGCAAGACGACATCATTGAGTTTATGCACACCAACAAGGACCGATTGCGTGAAGTGAGTTTGCGTATGGCGCTGAAGATTGCAGACCTGCGCAAGATGTCAGTACTAAACTGGCGGCGCCTGGCAGAGACAACTTGTATGAAGGTTGCCTAATATGGCTTGGATAGGTGTCTTGATATTGTTAATATTAGGGCACTTATGGTATGCACTATTCTTATCTTTAGTAATTTTATTTTTTGGAGATTGATATGGCAGGAAAAGCAAAAAGCATTTATTTGACTATAACCCTTAAGGGAGAATACAAAACAGTGTTTCATAAGACGTTTTTTGATGCCAAGGCATACAATGAATATGTGAAATCAGAAGAGTTCAAGGCCCAATGGCCCACAGACAAATATTCTTTAGTAAAGGAAACCTACTGATGTATGAAATATGGGATGGTGACTTGTTGTTGTTTACTGTGGCAACTCGCGACGAAGCAGACGAACAAAAGCAAATGGGATTTCGAATAGTGCGTGTGGCAAAATAATTTTAGAAGTTTTCCTGGGCATTGGTTGGCTCCGGCCCAGGTTTTATGGCAGGTACCCTTAAAAAGGTACCTGTCTTTTTGACTTCTTGAAACAATAAGTATATACTGCTATTATGCCTCAACATCTTGTTATCCGTTTAGGCCCGGACGGAGATCTAACACTTGAATTTAAAATACGTTCAACACCTGTAGCAGAATTATGGGTCGAGCGTATGCTGGCCCGCGGTCATTATACCCTGGACCATCCAGATAGATTCTATGGATTTGGCACTCCGGCACAAGAACAGGCCCGTGCAGTGGAGTATATTCAACGTTGCATTGACACAATTAACACGTACGACCCAATCATACAAAGACCATTTGAATACACACAGGACTGTCTCAATTATTTGCACAACATATTTGAACAACATCACGGCTTGCTAGATCAGCAACACAATGATTACTGGTCACGTGCCCCGGAGTTGGTCAGGCAGGCACTTGCAGATCTAAATCTGGCTGTTCACAGATGTGAAAGTGTGGCATCTGGTACCAACCCGAGATTTGTTTGTACCTGGTATGGCATGCCCAAGACACATCAGTTGGCTTTACACTTGCAAGAGCAATATACTGATTCACAAATTAAGTTTGGTACTGTGTATCTCAACTACTGTGAGATTGGAAAAACTGCCGAGGATCTTGCACAAGACAACGATAAGTACATAGGTGATGATGCTTTTCGACCTTTTGATCATTACAGTGCCGACTTTAATATACAATTCTACAATCGAGATCTAACTGAACGTTACGGCAAAATACAAAAGTATATTGATCAGCATCGTGACTTTTTCCTTGCCCGCGGTATCACAAACGTGTATAATACACAAGCACGACCCGTAAGATTACCAGTTGCAGATTTAGTCCACAACAGCAACCAAGAACAAATATTATCCCAAATTGCCGAACGGCAATGGGTACAACAAGTGACAATAGAATGAAACGATGCACCATACAAATCCGTGATGAAGTAAACATCAAACTAGAAGGACTAGATCTAGATGTTCGCAAGGCCTTGGTCACGGCTTTCAAATACGAAAATCCAGCCGCACGTTACATGCCAGCAGTGCGACTGGGACGCTGGGATGGCAAGGTGGCATACTTTCAACTGGGCGGTAGCAGTTATACAAATCTCTTGCCCGAGATTGTTCCCATACTTGAAAAGTTTGATTACGACATTGAAGTTGACGACCAACGCGACTATTCAACTACCTTTTCATTTGAACAGGTGCGTGAGGATTCGTTTGCACATATCAAGTGGCCCAAGGGACACCCTGCTGTGGGCGAGCCCATAGTCATGCGGGACTACCAAGTTGACATTGTGAACAACTTCCTGGCCAATCCGCAGTGCCTGCAAGAAGTGGCCACCGGCGCAGGCAAAACAATCATGACAGCGGCCTTGAGCAATGCTGTCACACCATATGGACGCAGTATTGTTATTGTGCCCAACAAGAGTCTTGTGACACAAACAGAAAAAGACTACATCAACATGGAGCAAGATGTTGGTGTGTATTTTGGCGATAGAAAAGAGTATGGACGCCAGCACACTATTTGCACTTGGCAAAGTCTAAACATACTGTTGAAGAACACCAAGTCGGGCGTGGGCGAAATGACCATTGACGAGTTCTTGGAAGGTGTGGTATGCGTTATTGTGGACGAAGTACACATGGCCAAGGCAGATGCACTCAAGACCTTGCTGACCGGTGTGATGGCTAGAGTGCCAATTCGATGGGGGTTGACTGGAACCATTCCCAAAGAGAAGTTTGAGAGCCAGGCTCTGTTGGTGGGTCTTGGTCCTGTGATTGGTCGACTCAGTGCCAACGAACTACAACAGCAAGGGGTGTTGGCCAACTGCCACGTGAACATTGTGCAATTGGTAGACCATGTGGAATACAAAGAGTATCAAAGTGAACTAAAGTACTTGTTGGAAGAGTCAGGTAGATTGGACACCATGGCCGATCTCATACGTCGGGTAAACGAAACAGGCAACACCTTGGTACTGGTAGACAGAGTTGCCGCTGGCAATGAACTGGTTGCACGACTGGGAGACAAAGCAGTGTTTGTATCGGGCGCAACAAAAGGAACAAAAAGACAGGAAGAATATGATCAAATTGCAGACTCAACAGACAAAATCATTGTGGCCACTTACGGTGTGGCAGCGGTTGGAATTAACATACCGCGAATCTTTAATCTGGTGCTTATTGAGCCCGGTAAGAGTTTTGTTAGGGTTATCCAAAGTATTGGTAGAGGCATCAGAAAAGCAGAGGACAAAGATCATGTGCAAATTTGGGACATCACCAGCACCTGTAAATTCGCCAAACGACACCTGACCAAACGCAAAACTTTTTATCGCGAAGCCAACTATCCTTTCAGTTCAGAAAAACTAGAGTGGATGAAGATCAAATAATGGTTGACTTTGTTGCACAAACACTGTATTATTAAAACATGCGAATATTAACACTGGACAATACCTATTACGATCTAAATCACTTGCCCGAAGAAGTGGATGACATGCGTTTTGCCATACTTGACAACTCAAACCCAGCAGACCCAGACTATCACTTTATTCCGCTAATCTTTTTAGAATCGTTTAATGCACCTGCCTTGGTGTTGCGTGTCGGAACACAAACAATAAAAATGCCCATGGACTGGCAGATACTCATAGGTGAACCCGACGTTGGTGACCTAGAAGTGCTACCGTTGACTTCGATCAATGATAGAGGCTTCAAAGTATTCCAGTTCAATCCTCTAAGCAGTTACAGACCGTCCTTCCCGGATATTGAAATACTGGATGTGTATCACGAAGTCAACTGGTATGCACCCAAACTCAAGAACGGTCAAATGTTGGCCGTGCCCTTGAACGACGACGCTGAGCCTGACTGTGTGTACTTTGTGAAAGATGTCAGTCGCAACTGTGAAATTGTCAACTACAATCTGGCTTGGTAATGGGCAGTCTTAAACCCGGCGCCACTCTCATTTACGAACGAGCAGAAGGTATTATCTATGCCCGTGAGTCAGGAGCTGATCCCAGCACACGTCAGGTGGTAGGATACGAATCAGGTGTGGAATATGATCCCATCAATGGACACAAGATCGACTACGATTCGAGAACAAATGATGGTAGACCTTTAAGAGACCATATTATGGAAAACAAGATGTGGGGCGAGATTCGACGTGCGGCCCCAACCAATCCCACTTTACAAGATGCAGTGGATCGTGTTATAATGATCTATAAACTGAGTAAGACTGATGAGCGATAAATTGAACATTGCCAACGAAATGCGTATGTTTGACCGCAAGGTTAGGACATTTTACGATGACTTGACCCCAGAAGAAAAGAAAAAGTTTTCAAACTATCTCATGATACGTTGGGGAAGTTCAGTAGAAGGCTCAAGAGAATTACAGGAGTTTTATGTTAT